TGTGGTATAGGTTTACGTTTTTCGCAGGCCCGAACAAGCACGGGCCAGGTTGGGGATTAGCGGGCGTCAGCGCTCCGGGTTGCCCCGGCACGACGCTTGACCCTTCCATCCTTCCAGGCTTCTGATCTACTTCTAGATCGGTTAGATGAGCTGGCTCTTCTATCGTCCATGTTTTCCGGAATCTTTTCTTTTCCTTTTCCTTTTGGACTCTTCTCAGCTCTCTCTTTCCGTATGTTGGGTGTGCTACTACTAGCTTCGCTTACAACTTTTTCCTTGCTTTTCTCTTTAGAAAGTAATTGCTCATCAATGATAACTGTCTTCCCAGCAGGTATGACTGGTTCTGTCCGGTCATCCAGTTGTGGGAGTGTCATCAGGTCATCGAGGGACTTGGCTTCAGTTACTAGGTTGAGAATTGTTCCAACATCTGCCTCGTTGAAAGCGATTCTCATCTCTTCATGCATCCAATCTTCTGAGCAGTTGGGGTACTGTTCAGACGCCTCGTTTCTTGAGAGATATGGTCGCAGACCATGCTCATCGACCTCAGGGTTCCACTTTTCACCACTGAGCTCAATGACCCTGGTCACAATGGGACCAATAAAAGGTGTGTTCGAATCAGAAAAGAATAAACCACGGCTCTTTTCGATGAGCTTGACCTTTGGGTCAAGCGGCATCTTCGGAGTCATATGGAATTTCTTGACGATGCGTTTCAAATCACACATTGAATTGGTGTCACCATTCCACACATTTGGGGAGTAGCAACGGCTAAGAAACATAATGCCACGATCGCCCCGCATTATTGGTTCTGTTTCAAGCTTGAAGCCCATCGAGCGCGCTGCCTTGACATAGTGGGTTGGGTCGATGTCTGCCGTGAGACCATCATCTCCGCCATATACACCTAGTCCATCCCAACTGTCTTGGTCGTTCTTGCCCTCTTTTCTCAACGCGTAGTAAGCTATAAAAGCATTCACCAAGCTGTTGAACATTGAGGTCTCAGGGGATCCGCTAGATCTAGAGAATCCCTGATTGAATTTCGTGCCCAATGGCAAGACTGCTTTGTTGCCATATTGTGTGCGCATTATTTCAATTACTTCATTGTGGTATCTTTCTGGGTAAACATGTTGCATAAACTTCTCCTCTAAGTTACGTGACAACGGGTTGTTGTACCCATCAAATCTGCTGAAATCAGA